GAATTAATTACTGAGTTGTCTGAGCCATCAACCCAAATCCGCATACTCCTTGATGCGCCTACGTTCATAACGGCAATTCCGGCCTCATCATTGTCAGAAGTTTGGTTCACCTGCAAGCGACCATAAGAAGTATTTACACTATCATCACCAATTCCAATTCTCCCACTTTCTTTAATTGACATTTTTTGTGTCAGGGGATTGGGAATTTCTGAAACATCACCTGCTTCAGCCGTATAAAACCTAATCTCTCCACCCGCAGCGTTGCCCGTTCCTTGTCCTGATTTGATGTTAAGTCTCTTTCCGGGTGTTCCATTAGTTAATGCTTCGTGAGCAACGGCTTCAACGTCTATAGTGGCGTTTTGTGCATTTCCAAAAGTTAATAATCCCCCATCAATCGTTAAATCGCCATCCATTTGCAGATTGCCTGTTTCATGGATTTCGACTACTGTAGTGGCATCACCCTTCTTGAATTGGAAAGTATTAGTTCCTCCCGTATCAGCATCCACTTGAAATTTCATATTTGTATCTGCTTTTAGGAACAAAGCACCATCTGTGGGGCCGAGTATATCTCCACCTGCGACTGTTAAATCTCCTGTGATTTCAAAACTACCTGTCTCGTCAAATCTTCCATATTCAAATGCACCACCATTGTTATAACCCTGAAATACAATGGGGCCATAATCGGTCGCATCGCCTCTCGATTTCAATAACAAATAACCGGGGTCAGTTCCGGTATGAACAAACTGTATTCCTCCCTCGCTAATGGTATTTTCATCTGTGTCTTCTAATAAAATTGTGGGATTAGCACTCTTGATATGTAACTCTTCCTCCGGTGGAGATACAATACTGAATGCTCCTATACCGACCTTACCAGCAAATGTAGCATTATTATCTGCGATAACCATAGATTCAGCAAAGGTATGAGCCGTTGATTCAGCCCCACCATCAGCAGACTTACTTTTAAAAACAAGTCTTCCACTTGCCCCTTCGCCCGTTCCTTTACCATGCCTAAGAATCAAATCATATCCGTCTTCGTCATCTCCTGTGCGGTCAGTTTGTCTTATTTGTCCCTCATCTGTTAGGAATTTAATGTCGTCATTAACGAATATATCATCGCTGACCGTTAAGCGGTCAGTAACTATAAGGTCATTACCAATTGTCACTACATCATCCGAATCTCCAATAGTGACAGCGTTGTCACCAAAACCACCTGCAAGAGCAGTTTTCAAATTAGCGATGCTAACATCCTCGTCAGTATTGGTATCTTGAGTAATAGTAATTGTCTTGGTAGCACCCGTACCGCTTGCCACCACTCCATTGCCTACAAAATTTAACGCAGTAGCGGCAGTAGATAATGCCGAACCTTCCTCTTGAACTGTTATTTCACCACCACTTACAGTAATAGTTTTAGTAGCACCCGTACCCGATGCAGTCACCCCCGTACCAACAAAATTTAACGTAGTCCCTGTAGTAGATAAAGCACTACCTTCCTCTTGGACTGTCACACCCCCACCACCTGCGGTAGAAGACCATTCAAGCCCCGTCCCACCACTATTTACCGCTAAAACTTGATTTTGTTTACCCCAAGAAGCAAGCCCCGTCCCTCCCCTACTTACAGAAAGCACTTGGTTAGTGCCGGAAGCACGGTATATACCTTCTGCCACTTGAGAGAAATTCCAATCCCCCTCTATTGTAGGGTATTTTACGCAATGTATTTCTGCGCTATTATCCTCACCATAGGTAGGCCCATATAACCTACCACCCGGCTTTATTATTAACTCTTCACAGTTTACGGTAGTATTAGGTATAATATTTAATTTATATTGTTCCTTTGTTGGCGTTCCTATTATTAGTTTGGTATATTTTACTGTCATACCCATCGCTACTGATGCGCTAGGGCTTGGCCCGAAATATGATGAATCTGATGATGGGATATAACCATGCGCTACGTTTGCTGAATCTGTAGTAGGAACAATTTCTAAAGTGGCATATCCCATATCAAAGATAGCGCAGTCTAAGTCATACCCATCTCTAATTTGAATATATTTATTCCTATTCCTAAGTGAGTGGTCTGTGGGTTTGATATTGAAAGATGAATCTACTGTTAATTTTAACATATCTACTTTATTACAAGAGTTAGTGTAAGTATTAAGAGTAAACCTAACATCGTCAAAAGAAAGCGTGGCCGTGTCTGAACTATCACAATCAAAATCCATGTCGGGATATATACCATCCTCTAATATTAACTTAGTATCATTTGGTGGCTCAAATAAGAAAGTAATATTATTTCTGCTATTCGTATCATAGAACATTCCGGGTGCAGTAAAAGAATCTTTACCTAAAGCACTACCATCCCAAAAATCTGTAGAAACATGGGTATACGAAGATAGGTCTGTATCGTCTTCGTCTACTATTCTAATATAAATATCTCCCGCACTAGAACCCGTAGCCGTTCCCGTTCCACCCTTTTGCCTTCTGAAAGAAGTAAAGTATGGCACGCCTGTAAATTTAATAGTGGTAGCAACAGAAGCGGAAAGCATCTTGCTTTGTCTAATATCCAAACCTCTAAGGACAAGAGTATCTTCCTGTCCACTCCATCTGATAATTTTAGTCCATGTGCTACTCTCGTTATATTTTATAGTAAGACTTTTCCAAGTGACTGTTGTAGCACTACCATGCCACTCACTCATGTCTAAGTAAACCGAGTCTTCATTATTTAACCTACCCCAATTCTTAGTGTTGTCAAAAATAATATCGTGATTACCCGAAGTCCGAAAGTCTACCCAATCTTGATTATCAATAGTAGTCCCATCAGCATATACCCAATTAACCTGCACCAATGGTTTATGTGCATTACCATCTAAGGCGTCAGGGTCGCCTCCTTTCCAATAAATATGCGCTATACTTTCACCCCTACTTTACGGAGTGAAGATTACCACTTAACTGTGACCCTTGAGATTTTGTGCCACCCACTCTTGTTGTAGTGGCCTTGACTTTGAAAGCCGTGCCACCTCTTTCCTCTATACTAGCCAATGCATCTCTACCTGACTTCTCAAAGGAAGATAATTGCTTGGCAAACCTAATGTCCATAAACCCCTTCTCTTTTTCGGGGACTACGGTATGGATGGTGTCTATCAACACCCTAAGACAGTCTGCACATACTAGAAACTTTATTGCTGATTCTTTGAGAGTATCGGTAACTGCGTTAGTAGAGGAAATATACTTAGAACCGCGAGCCTTCTTATTGACTTCTTCCGTTCTCATCGTTATGTATTCAGTAATAGTATTCTCATTCAGCCCTCTTGGTCTGTTGAGCAAATCACGAATCTGATTACTTAATACCGCCATTGAACCTCGCCTCGTAGTCTATAGGAACATCTATAACCACAGCGTTGTTTAAGGGTAATCCTCTCTTCATAACTTTGACAAGTTTAGTACGTATGATTTCTTCAGCCATGTTAGAGGCAGGTAGCCAATACAAAGCCTTCCTATCTGCTAGAAGAGAAAGAGGGTGGTCATTATACTGATTACCCCATCCCCTGTATAGAGAAACGTTATAGCCTTCATTGTCAGCACCCGTATAGTGCTTCAACCTGTGCTTTAGGTCTTCTACTTTTGCCCCTTCGGGAACAGTTAGACCTGCATCTTTCATCTGCTTAACTAGGGAAGCCTTAGTAGGAGTCTTAGGTTTTGCCGCAGACTTCTTCGTGGCTTTCTTAGCCGCTTTACCGGCCATCTCAATCACCTTACGTTAATTATCTTAACAATCCTGTTTGTCTTTCCAGCGGTGAACCCTGTCTCGCCCTGATACTCATGGATAACGCTTCCCATGTAGGAAGTTAGTAGCCAATCGTAGCCAAGTCCGGGGACTCGCGTTAATTCAGTCTCGGTGAAGCCCTCTCCGTTGTAGGTGAAAAACTCAGCCGTTTCTGCGCCGGGGATGAGCATTAGTCCGTCATCCTCGATTGCGCCCTCGCCTGTGGTTCCATCACCGTAGTCGCGGGTGTAGTAAAACTTCATTGAAGCAATTCGTCCCAAGTGGTCGCCAAGAGACTCGACAACGTTTCCGTATAGAGTCGTGTTAAGAAGCGCACTCCGCTTATCTGCCGGAAGCACGATTGCTAGAGGCTCGTTGCCCGAAACCCTCGCGTTAGCGAAGATTAAGTCCATAGCCCCAAGAAGGTCGCCCTCTTCGTCAGCCGAAGCGTGTCCGAAGGTCTGAGTCGTTGTGACGGTTTGGTTAGCGCCATCATAAAGACCGCTTAGGATGAAGTTGTCAATCTTGTCAGCGCGTGCGCGAACAATTGCCATCTGTTGCCTGTCTATGTTCTCCCAAGACTCGCCGCGAAGCCTCACAGCGTCTAGGAAGGTCACACGACCCTGCCCCTTCTCTAACTTGGTTAGGTAGGAGTCGCTACCGACCTTCGTGGGGTCAGTTAGGGCCACATCGTCTATCGGGTAGTCGAAGGTTCCGTTCACGCCGGTATACCACTTAAACTCTAGCCACGGGACTGACCTAACACCTACTAGGTCAGTTGCGATTGCGATAGTGTTAGACTGTAGTTGGATGAAGTCTCGGAGCGATTGCTCAAGGACAGCATCACCAACGGAGAACGGCCCATCAGCCGCGCTCACGTTTAGAATCTGCTCAAGGCTGTCGTTAGCCATCAAACACCAACTCCTATACAAGCCATAGGCACTAAATCACCTGCGGCAATCGCTTCTCCATGCTCAAAGAGTGTTCCAACCTGCTTCGCGCTGTTGGAGTCGTCTGAAGAAACATAGCCGTCAGTCGCGCCCACGTAAAGTGGGATTCCGAAGTCTGCATCGCCTACTGCGATTGCCTCACACATGACGTAGACTATTCCCGACATTGGGTAAACTGCTACTGTTGCGTCTACTGCCGTTCCGTCCTCAAGTGCGCCAGCCGAATTTCTGCTGGACTCAGCCGCGCTGACTCCGCATGGTTGGTCTGTGACAGCGGCGGCGAGAACAAGCCCGCTTGCGCCCGTCTTTAGTAAAAGCCCCTGTCCGGCTATTCCAGCCGCTACTGCGTGCTTTGCATTCCTTGTTTCATTTAGTGCTGCCATTTCAAATCATCTCCTTTCTTTCTGCAAATGTTGGCGCACGCATTCGGTCATTCTCGTCTGTGGCTAGTGTGCCATTCCAAGCCTTAGCCCAAGCGTTCCAACATCGAGCGTAAATGTCCTCATCGGACTCAACCATCCTACCGTTTAGGTAGTTGGCTACAACCCTCTTAGGGGTAGATGAAGCGATAACCGGCTCTTCCTCAGAAACCTCACTTATTACCTCTTCCATAACCACGGGGGTTGGTTCGGGGTGAGCGGTTTCCCAAGATGCGATTAGTCGCTCTACAGTCTCAGCCTTAAGGTCTTCGTGTCCTGTCATTCCCATCTCAGATGCCTTTTCTACAAGAGCAATCCTATCTGACTCAACCCTAGCCGCTTCTGCGGATTCAAATTCAGCCACACGGGACGAAGCGAGAACGAGGTCGGCCTTAAGAGCCTCTATTTCGTTTTCCATTTCTAGTGTGTTGTCTATTTCGTCTGTCATTGCACTCACCATTGTCTGCTTACTAATCTCGGAAGGCTGCGAATGACATATAAACGTTGCTTCGATTTCGGAAGGTTTCTCTATTCTACGAACATTTTCTATATTCGCTTTTTGATATGCAGGCCTGTGGACGATAGCCAAGTGGTCGAAAGTGAAGTCCTCCCCAAAGATAATACCGTCTTCATCGGCTTGAACGGGGACACCCGACCCACCAATGCTTACTCCGTAATCTTCTCTCGACCATAGACCGGACTCAAGAGCCTCAAATAATTCGTGTCTTACAATATAAGCCACATATCTAACTTGATACCCTTCATTACCTGTGGGGTGGTAAGACGCACCCTTGATATATCCTACGGTTGCTTCATCAACACTACCATCCATATTGCGTGTGAAGCCTGAACCGTGTTCTGATGCTTCAGGGTGATTTAGTGTCACATCGGAAGCAATCATCCTGTCTGCCAAAAGTCTTGCACCACTAGCGTTGATAGACCAACCGTTCTTGTTAGTCCCATCGTGGAAAGCAATACCTCTTATCTCTATAATAGTATTACCTGTAGAGGCTTCGACAACCGCCTGCATCTCATCTATCTCTAAGTCAAGAGTGACAGAAATCTTTTTACATTCGCCGCCAACCATCTCTTCACCCACCGGACAGCAATCTTCTGTAGCGGCGATAGGTTCACATTTACATTCTGAACCACAATCTTTACACGGTATTCCATGTTCGCATTCACATGAGGCTTCTGCCGCAAGAACACCGTCCTTTTCTAAACACTCTTCGGGGGATTCGCAAGTGTCACACTCGTCAGCCATGTCTATTGTAAGCACACGACTGTTTTATTAACCTATTCTATCGTCTAAAATTACGCTTCTACCTTATACCAAACCTCATCTGATAATATCTCATTGTAATATACTTGATAGTGTATGTTTAGTGGTGTTTCGTAAGGTTTGTTATAGAAATCAAGATACTGATAGTCCCATTCTTGGTGGTATGTAGTGAAATTATCCTCTACATGGAATAATATACTCTCATTCAAAGCATCATAAGCATCTATAGTAAGGAAGACTGTGACATTTGCTTGACATGAGAAATCAATGTCAAACTCATTGTATAGAGATTCATTGGTTTCATTCCAATAGGATAGCACATCATAGAAGTAGACATAGCAATCATCTGTTATTTCTTCCTCTTCCTGTGGGTATTCACAAGTACCGTCATCGTGGGTTGCAGTTTCATTGTAGTTTGTGGCCGTAGAGTTAGTGCATCCATATATCGCATCCTCCATCTCAACCTCATCATACTCAAAGTCAATATGAATCAGTCTGAATAACTCCATTGTTCCGTTAGATACTTGGATATAACCCCTATGCGTTCCTTCTGTCAGATTATTTATAGTGACTATAAAATTATGCTCATTCCGAAATTCGGGACTTATCCCTAACTCTTCTTTATAGTCTAAACTAATATTATACTTTACCGTATGTATGTTATTACACCACATCAAATCCAATAGGTGAACGTGGAAATGAACATCATCCTCAACAATATAGTAGTCTGTGGTTAAGACCCACTCTTCCTCGCACGCGGGGGCGTATGGGTTTCTCTTGGGGTCGTCCTCAACCCAATCAACAACAGAATCTACTGCAAAATTGATGAACCCTACTTCGTTTAGACCCGCTAGTAGCATAGCGATTACTGACCCTATTGTAATCATCAAAGCCCGTAATTCGGAGAAACGAGCGTTTAACTCCGTTATGATGTTTTCTTCCTCGTCTTCGCCCATGTCAGTATTAAAAGAGAGTGTTGTATCAATCTTCTGACGGCTTCCCTTCTTGGCTGTTTTCAGCCGGTAAGTCTCCCATTTCTGAATCCATCATGGGTGCTATGGGATTCAAGTCTTTTCTCTCTTCCCCTATGGTCTTGTCTTTAGCGGTAGGCATATTTAACAAATCCAATGCTTGATTTAGGGTTAGAATACCACTATCCCACCCCATAGTAGCGCGTTGCATTATGTTTAGTGGGGTTTCACTATCCATAGCATCAAATTTGATTTTGGGTAGGTCTTGCTTCTTATGTGCTATACCTAGCAATTCTAAATGCTTAGAAAACATATCAGCACAGGCATACTCCATAATCTTGTGCATACGAGCAATTGCTTGGACCGCCCACAAGTTAGCATTGTAAGTGGCGGCGAAAGTGCTACCCCTCTCTTGGCCTGCGGCTACTCTAGGCACTTGTAGCACGGCGGCAATATCAGCGTTGATAGCCTCTAGGAAATCATTACTGTTTGGGATAGTGTTCTCTAAATCAACGTGGTGTATCTGAACGTAATGTGGCAACACGGGGGTTT